CGGCATTCCCTACGAGGACCGCATTGACGAGGACATCCGCGATCCTGCGGAGGCCTATCCGAAGGCGCTCGCCATCCTCAAGGTCGCGATGCGCGATCCGTACGTTCCGATGGCGCGCGGCTACAGGCACCCGCCCTACAAGCCGGGGCGCGAGCAACTCCAGCAGCGGGTCATGGAGTGGAGCGCGACGCTCACGGCGATGGTCCGCAACCTGCTGCATGACGGCTGGCCAGACGTCATGCCCACCCGTGGGCGGGGGCGGCGCCAACTTCCGCCCATGCCACAGCGCCCGCGGCTGGAGCGGCTGGAGCGCACCGGCCCCGAGCACCGCACCGGCGACGTGCGCCCCGAGGCCATCATCGAAACGCTCGGTATCCGCGGCGTGGAGTTCGGTAACTGGGTCGACGGTGGCGAGCGGCAGGCCAACGTCAACCTCGCCTTCGATGCCCTTCACGACTTGGTGGAGGTGCTCGGCATCAAGCCGGCCGACATCGGGCGCGGCAGGCTGGGCATCGGGTTTGGCTCTCGCGGCCGGGGCAGCTCCGGCGGCATGGCCATCGCCGCCCACTACGAGCCCAGCCGGGTTGTCATCAACCTGACCCGCTTCGCTGGCGACGGCTCGCTCGCCCACGAAATGGGCCACATGTTCGAGCACGGCTTGGCCGGGTTCGAGTTCATTCCAGAGGATGGTCCGACCGGACGCAGGAAGAAGACACACAGGTCATTCCCATCGACTTCATGGCGTGGGCTCTGGAAGACGCCGGAGCGGCCGGCGCTACTCGATGCCCCTGCATTGGACGCAGCCTTCTGGCACCTGCTCGACACCATCATGAAGGCCGATCCAGAGCAACCGGCGCCGTGGAAGTCGTCGGGCTACCTGCAGCAGGCGAACCGCCTGGGCGGTTACTGGTCGGCTCCACTGGAACTCTTCGCCCGCGCGTTCGAATGCTACGCCTTCGACTGGCTGAAGGAACGCGGACGCGTCTCCCAGTACCTCGTGCACGGAGTCGAGGGCGATCGGTTCGCGACCGGCTTCCGTGGCAATCCCTACCCCACCGGGGACGATCGCCAACACATCAACGCGGCGATGGCGTCGCTGATCAAGGTATGGCGCGAGACACTGTTTTAACAGCGGAGAAACAGCAATGCAGACGAACTTCAAGCCCGGTGACCTCGTCGTCTGGAGGAGACCGGCCAGGAACCGCTTCAGGCCCATGGGCGTCAGCGGCAGCATCGTGGAGATCGGCGAGACCCCCGACGGCACACCTGTGGCAAAGCTGGAATCCTTCTTCCCCGGCGGCCGGGAGGAGTTCACCTGTCCGCTCTCCGAGCTCCTGCCCGCCGACAAGCCCGCCGCCTGATTCACCGCGAGGGGTCAGACCCCCTCGCCTCACATCAAGGAGCAAACATGCCAATACTTGAGACCAAGCGTGCACTCGCTGACGAAGCACGCGCCAGCTTGAACGGGTTCAACGAGCTAGTGAACAACCACGAGTGCCACCCGGACCTCTACGAGAGCTGGGAAGCTCAGTGGGAGGGCCAGGACGGCGATTGCGTGGTCCCGGAGGAGTACCGGGAAGAGCAAAACCTGATCTACGCCATCAGGGGCGAGATGAGACGGCTCAGGCATCGGTGCCTCGATCTGGAGGCTGAGGCCACGGCGGCCGAGAGGGTTTACCTCAAGCGGGATGCGGACAAGCTCGGCCTCAACATTCTGATCGAGGGAGGACGTTACATCGTGGTCCGCGATGGGCAGGTCAACGCGATCACGCGCGGCACGTTCGAGGAAGTGGCCAAGGCCTTGGACGACATGCTGGCGAGCGACGAATTCGCTCCGTCCCCACTCTGAACACCGCGTCGCGGCGCTCCGGCGCCTCGCTCCATCACAGCAACAACTGAGGGAATAACTGCGGGGGCAGATGCAGCTACTCAACTACCCAGGCGGCAAGGCGCGCCTTGCGAAGTGGATCATCCCGCACTTCCAGCGGCACCGCATCTACGTTGAGCCGTTCGGTGGCAGCGCGGCCGTGCTGCTGCAGAAGCCACCGTCCGATGTCGAGGTCTACAACGATAAGAAGGGCGAGCTACTCAACTTCATGCAGGTGCTTCGCGATAAGCCGGACCGCCTTGCCGAACTGATCGCCCTTACGAACTACTCTGACCGGGAGGACACGAACCCGACGAGCGACCCCGTTGAGCTCGCGCGTCGGTTCTTCCACAAGAGCAACACCCAATGGCACACCGGGTACTTCAACGGCCAGGTCATCAACACCAATGGCGGCGGCACACTCAGGGGCGCCTGGGAGCACAAGAAGCGCAGCATCATCCCGGCGGGCAGACGACTGGCCAGTGTGACCATCGTCGGGCTCGACGCCATCCAGTGCATCAAGCGCCACGACAGTCATGAGACCCTGTTCTACGTGGACCCGCCCTATCTGGGCGACCGCAGGCCCAACCTCTACGACATCGAGATGATGGACGAGGGCTCGCACATCCGGCTGGCCGAGGTGCTCAAATCCTGCGCCGGCTCAGTGGTGCTCTCCGGCTACCCGACACCGCTCTACGAGGAACTCTATGCCGGCTGGCAGCGGCACCTGGAGCTGACCAAGCCGCGTTCCAAGGACTCGAAGCTTGAGGTGCTATGGATCAAGCCCAGCACGGTGCCCAAGCTGATCGTGCAGGGTGCCTCTGACTTGTTCGGGGAGCACCCGGCGTCGGAGCCGAAATCGACGCGCAAGCCGGCCGCCGCCTACGTGAAGGCCACCTTGAAGCGCGCGGCGATTAACCCGAGTAACGGCAAGGTGCTCCCTCGCGGACGTCCAAAGAAAACAGGCACGGTGCCGGTTTATCAGACGCAGGAGCAGCGTGCCCGGCGCAATGGCGTCAGCCTCCGTACCCAGCGCAAGCTCGATTTGATCGCGCGGACGCACAGCCACCTGACGGACGCCATCGCGCTCGGCAAGCTCTCGATCAGCGCCGCGCTGCGCATGGCGCGGAAGGAGGTCGCCGCATGACGCGGGTCTACCAGCACAACCCCTTCTTCGACACCACCGAGTTGTCGACAAAGCATACGGGCCATCAGGAGCGTCGGATGGAGATCGCCCGCGCGGAGATCTTCCCCGACGGGGTACCTACTGGGCTGCACGTCGCCCAATTCAATTTCGCGTTCGACCGCTGGTTCCGCGGGAATCTTCTCGATCCGCCATCGGACAAGACCTTCTACCGGGTGCGCCAGAAGTGGCAGCTACAAGGTTCGGTCATGACCGAACATAGCGCGCCGTCGCCCACCGAAGAAAAGTAGACGTGATGGCCACGAGATAGGAGTTACCATGAGCACCCGCAAACTCCCCCCGCGCCGTACAGGCCATGAATATCGGTCCTGGCACATGCATCTGCCGGTGGGTCACACGTACGCCGACCTATTCAGGCCCGACTACTGGGCCGACGATCACAGCCGGCTCAATCCGAACGACCTCGTGCGCGTTGTCGCCGACGACGGCAGTTTCGACGTGATGCTGACGGTGACAGCCAAGTCCGCGACCGGCGTCGTGATGGAGCCGTGGCCGAAAGTTCCGGCCGGCTACCGCGCGCGCCCAGGTCGTGCAGCCCAGAAGTGTCACGCAGCATGACGCCCCCGAAAATGGTTGGGGGTGCCCCTGCCGTGAGGCACCCCCGAATTTCAGCCGACCAGACTGAGCGTGGCGTTCTAGCCTATCGTGATCGCGTGTCGGAGGCGGGCCTTTGTACTATCGCCGCGCACGGACACCAACGCCTTGGACCCGATGGCGCGTCCGGTGTAGCACCGGACTGCGTATACCGCAAGTGTGTGCGGTCGCCATCCACGAAGAGTGGGGGCAACCGCCTTGCATACGCACACAGAAACCAATGATCCGAGGCACAATCTCAAGGTCGCTCTGGCCTTGGCCCGCGCCGGCATCCGCATCTTCCCAGCTGCGGTGAAGCCGACCGGCGGGAGTCGAGGCTGGTTGAAGCAGCCCCTCATAAAGGGTTGGTCGGCCAACGCTAGCGCCGACGATCAGCAGATCAACGGGCTGTGGAGGAAGTACCCGTTCGCGGTGCCGGGGATTCCACTGGAGCACATCAATGGGATCGTCATCGACTTGGACCGCCATGGAGAGCACGACGGGGTCGAGGCCTTCAATGATCTCGTCGAGATCCACGGTCCCCTCCCGAACTGCCCGGTGACTGAGACCCCAGGTGATGGGCTGCATCTCATCTTTAGGCAGCCCTTCGGCAAGCGGCTCGGAAACCGAACCGGCGAACTACCGGCCGGCGTCGACGTGCGCGGCTATGGTGGCTGGATCGTAGCGCCCGGCTCCCTTCGCCCGGACGGCAAGGCGTGGGGGCAGAAGCTCGGCACGCTGTCGCTCCCCGATGCGATCAGGACCAACAAGCTCCCAATAATCCCTCAGTGGACCGTGGACTTGATCGAACCGAAGCCGCGCAGGGAAGAGCCGCTCCCGCGTTATGACATGCCGAATAGCGAGTTCGGGTCCTATGCCCAGCGGACCCTAACCCTCATCTGCGGCGACCTGGCCCGCATGAAGGAGGGCAGGCGCAACACTGAGTTGAACAACGCCGCGATGCGCCTTGGGAGTATGGTGGCTCGGGGCTGGATCGACCATCATGCAGTCATCGACGGACTCACCGACGCGGCACTTGCAAGCGGGCTGACGCCCGACGAGGTCCAGGAAACGCTGGCGAGCGGTTTCACGGCCGGGCTGAGAAACCCCGCGAAGGACCCCGAGGATCGCCCACCGCCGGGCAGGATGAACGGCGCCAAGCAGTACGGGGCACAGAATGGCGCGAACTACGCCAAGGTGCCTGAGACCAAACCTGGCGAGCTTGTCGTGGTCAAGGGCTCCGACTTGGTCATGAAGCCGGTCCGATGGGCTTGGCAGAACCGTATTGCGATGGGCAAGTCCATGATCCTGGCGGGCGAGCCCGGTGTTAGCAAGAGCACGCTCCTCCTCTACATCGGCGCGCAGTTTTCGGTCGGGGGCGAGTGGCCCTATGGCGGAGGCAATGCACCAAAGGGCGATGTCATCGTCTTGAGCGCAGAGGACGACCCGGCCGACACCATCAAGCCGCGCTTCGTGGCGGCCGGTGGTAATCCAGAGAAGCTCCACATCATCCGCGCGGTGCGTGCCGACGATGTGAAGCGCGGCTTCAATCTCCAAGCCGACATGGGGCAGCTCGAAGCACTGATCCGAAGGCTCGGCGGTGTGGGCTGCGTCATCATCGATCCGGTTTCCTCGTACATGGGCAAGGTGGACAGCCACAAGAATAGCGAGGTGCGTGGTGTTATCGACCCGTTGACCGAGATGGCGTCGAGTACAGGCTGGGCGTTCCTGCTAAACACCCACTTCACGAAGTCAGCTTCCGGCAACAAGACCAAGGCCATTTTCCGCTTTGTCGGCAGCATCGCCTTCGTCGGTGCCGCCCGCACTGGCTTCTGCGTGGTCCACGATCCCGATGACAAGAACCGGCGCCTCGTTCTCCCCGTCAAGACGAACATCGGGCCGGAGGCCGAGGGGCTCGCGTACACCCTGGAGCAGGTGCTCGCCGGGTACTACGAGGAGGATGGAACGAAGGAGGAGGTCTGGGCCTCCCGCATTGTCTGGGCCGATGCTCCGGTCTCTATAAGCGCCGACCAAGCGATTGCGGCTGGAGAGGTCGGCGTGACCAGCAACCCACGAGAGCGGGAACCGAGTGCCACGGAGGCTGTGACGGAGTTCCTGCAGGAGATCCTGCGCTACGGCCCGGTGGAGGTCACCGACATCGAGCGCGATGCGCGCAAGGCAGGCCTCCTCAAGGATGGCCAGCGGGCTAACGACGCAAAGCCGTTCCGGCTTGCCAAGAAGGAACTTCAGATAGCGTCCAAGCGGGAGGGCTTCGGCCCTGATGGGAGGTTCATCTGGATGCTACCAGAGCGCGAACCCATCCGCGATTACTAGCTCCATAGGCGCCCTCCCCCATCATAGGCGCCCTCAAACCTAAGCTTAGAAGTGAGGGCGCCTATGGACCAAAAGGGCGCCTATGGAGACATGAACCACAACCATGACGTGCAGCAGCCTAGAGCGAACATGAACTTCTCCCTCCTCGTCCTCGACGTCCGCGCGGCCGGGGCATCCAATGCGCGACGCCCTCCTCCACGTCTGAGCCATTCTGGCTGCCCCGCGAGCACGTGACATGGTCGGAGCCACCGGAGCCGGGTGCCAAGGTGAGCGTCACGCTCCCGAGGTGGCTCGCCCAGAAACACAGACAGTTGGTTGTGTTGCGTGGCCAGTACGCCATCCCCCTCAACCCACCTCCTCCGGGCCTTGACCCTGAGCGGGCAACACAAAATGGGAGCTTCCCAATGTCAGATCGACCCGAAGACGCCGGCAAGGGCTTCTTGGCCCGCAACGAGCGGCGCGAGAAACCGAGCCATCCAGAGTTCACCGGCAAGCTCTCCATCCATGGCACCGAATATCGCTTGGCCGCTTGGGTGCGCGAGAAGGACGGCAAAAAATTCTTCTCTCTCGCTGCCAACGAGATTGAGCAGCGCCCTGCCGAGCGTCAGGAACAGAAGCGACCCGCTTCCGGCCCAGTGTTCGACGATTCTACCATCCCATTCTGAGGTGCCGTGATGGCCGAGAACTCTAAGATCGAGTGGACGCACCACACCTTCAATCCGTGGATAGGGTGTCAGAAGGTGTCGCCCGGCTGCGACCGCTGCTACGCCGAGGCCATGATGGATCATCGCTACGGCCGCGTGCAGTGGGGGCCGCATGGGCAGCGGTTGCGCACGTCCGATGCCAATTGGCGAAAGCCTCGGCAGTGGGCGAAAGCAGTCAATGGCATGCGGTCTCGCGTCTTTTGCGCATCGCTCGCCGACGTGTTCGATAACAAGGCGCCGGCTGGCGCCCGCGGGGACCTGCTCGACCTGATCCGGGACACGCCCCAGCTCGACTGGCTCCTCCTCACGAAGCGCCCGGAGAACATCGCCAAGATGCTCCCGGCAGACTGGGGCGCCGGCTGGCCCAACGTGTGGTTCGGGACAACCTGTGAGGATCAGCAGCACTTCGACCGTCGCTGGCCGATCCTCCGGGCGGTGCCGGCAGCAGTGCGCTTTATCAGCTACGAGCCCGCGCTGGGGCCGCTCGCCATCGGTAGTGCCCGACCAGACTGGATCATCTGCGGCGGGGAGAGTGGTGCCGGCGCCCGGTATATGGACCCGGCCTGGGCACGTGCGCTGCGTGACGACTGCGCCGCGGCCGGAGTGGGCTTCTTCTTCAAGCAGATGACCGGCAAGCGGGCGATCCCTGATGACCTCATGGTGCGGGAGTTCCCGACGCCAGCCATCACATCGAGGGCCGCAGCATGACGACAGCCATCCCAAACGTCGCCCTTCTGGAGCAGATCAGGGGCAAGTGCGAAGAGGACCCGATCTCGGGCTGTTGGAATTACACCTTGTCCGCCAACAACAGCGGTTACGCCAATACGCGCCGCTTCGGGTTATCGCTCGGCGGCAATTCGGAGATGGTGCAGGGTTCGCGGCTGGCATACACCGCCCTCCGAGGCGCAATCGCAGAGGACCACGAGGTAGATCATCTTTGTAAGAACAAGCGTTGCCTCAACCCGCACCATTTGGAGGCTGTCACTCCGAGCGTGAACCGGCAGCGCAATCGAATCGCGCCGCCGCATCCTTTAACAAGCTGGCTGTTCCCATCGCCGCGGGTCGACGTGCCGATGTGGAGTTCCACCTGCTTTGTCTTCTCCGCGTCAACCGCCTCAACGTAGGGGGGCACCGATGACGATAATGTGCGGCTGCGGCGCGAACGACGCCGTGATCGGGGGGCGGTGTTTGCCTTGTCACACCGACCACGTCGCAGCGCAGCGGGCTGAGCAGGCGGCGATGGAGCGGGAGCGAGTCGCGGCCCGCCGTCGCGGCCGGCCGGCATGGAGACCTGACCACGGTGACCGCGGCCATGGCCACGGGACGGAGAGGGTGCGGTGAGTGCCACCATCATTCCGGCTGAGACCCTGGCGGCCAAGCGCAGGGAGCGCGAGCGGCTGCGCCAGGAGTGCGCACAGTACGCTGGCTCGATCTTGGACGAGCTCGACGAAAAAACAGACCAGAGTGCGCCAGCGTCTCGGGCGCGAGAGAAGGAGACGCACAGGTGAGCGACACCACTGTTATCGCGGAGACAGAACCTCGGGGCCGAGGCCGCCCGCCTGGCACCGGCTACCTCCGCTTCGATGCCCCCCTCGTTGAGGAGGTGCGCCAGATGGTCAAGCCGATCCCGCTGGTGCCGACACTCAGAGATGCGGCGAGGATTGTGGCGCCCCGCGTGCACAACAGGGACTATGTGACCGAGGACGCCGCCGTCCGGCGCATCGAGAGATACTGCCGCGCAGCCTTCTCGACCTGAAAGTCAGCATCCGATTTATTCTCCCTCGCAGGCGCTCCGCGAACACCCTATGTAGGCCATGAACGCCAACAAGGGAGTTTCCCGCGATGCAACCCGCCGCGTACGATGACGTGCGCCGCCTTCCCGAAGCGCTGCGGCTTCGCGTGCCCCGCGGTCTGCCCGCTGCGGTCCAGACTGCCGCCCGCCGGCATCATACCACCGGTGCCGAGTGGGTCCGCCAGGCATTACTGCGGAGCCTCCAAGCTGAGGGCCTCGCCCTGCGCGAAGAGGGCGAGATCGAGCGCATCGAGCCCGTGGGGGCAGCCCGATGACCGACGGAACGCCCGCCGCGCCCGCGCCTGACACGACGCCAGCTCCGCCCACAGACCCAGCGGCTGTCGCCGCCCGCGACCAGGAACTGACCGAGCTCTTCGAGAGCGATCCGAACCGTTACCAATACGAGGACGGCGGCCGGCTTGCTAACGAACACCTCGCCCTGAAGAAGGCGCAGCAGCCCAAGGGGGCGGTCAGCGCCGAAGCACCCGATGGCGATCTCGATCTCCTCGCGGAGGATGGAGACGATGCCGGCGAGGGCGAGGAACCGCCTGCGGATGAGGCGGTACAGACTGAGGAGCGCGCTCCGCTCAGGCCCTGGACGCCGCCCCAGGGGGCAGAGGTCGCCGAGCATGTTAAGCCCCACCTCGAAGCGCTCGACGGCATCGCCACCGACGAGGCACAGCGCGACAAGATCATCGGCCTGTATGACAAGCTGGTGGCTGCCCAGGTCGAGCGCCTGGCGGCAGCCGACAAGGCAGCCACGAGGGCCGCCGTTGAAGCCCTTGGTGGCAAGGATGCGCACGCCGAGCTCATCAATTCCGCCAAGGCTGTGCTGACGACCTGGCCCAAGGAACTGCAGCGCGCTGTTCGCGACGCTCGCACCCCGGATGGCCGTAGGCTGGCTCTATTGCCTGAGTTCGTGCAGGCACTCGCCACCATGCGCCAGCAGGCCAACCCGCAACAGCCACAGGACCGCTCCAACATGCTGAAAGCCGAGTTGCAAGAACTCAACGCCTTGCGCGACACAGACATCGACAAGTTCATGAAACGGCCATGGAAGGGCACCTCGAAGAGCGGGTCCGACAGGTCATTGGAAATCGTGCGCGAGCTTTCTGGCGAAGAGACAGGAAAGCCTAGCGAAGGCGATCTCCAGTCCGAGGCGCGCGCGTTGCGAAATCTTCGCGTTTCCGACCCGCAAATGTTCGCCTTCGGCAACTGGAAGAACACCGGTCGTCCTGGCGCCGATCGCTTGGCCGCCATCGAATCCGGGAGGACCTGACCATGTTACATGTTCTCACCTGCAAGTCCGGAGACAAGTGGGCAGTCTCGGTCCGCGAGCACATCTCCGTCACCTGGAGCCTGGCCTACAGCGGCATCGTATTGCGCACAGCCATCGATGCGTCGTTCGCTCATGGTTTCGGACACTTGTGGACCTTCTCGGAGCGCCAGTTCGACGAGGTGGCGGCCGACGTGGCGGAGGAGCCGGAGCAATTGCCCGGCGTCGATCCTGCCGTGAGCATTGAGATCCTGGCCCCGGAAGGGAGATTCGCGGACGACGACAGGTGGGCGACCCTCATGAGGGTTCAGGGTCGCAGCGACCTCTTCGTGCACGGCACCTTCAAGGGGTTCAGGCTGGGTGCCCCTTTCGAGGCCGTCATCAAGGACAAGGTGCTGACCGGCTTCTTCGGCTTCGATCGCCAGGACCAATATTGGCGGACCTTCATGCCGCCCAAGCTCAACGAGACCGTCGATCGCCCCTACTTCAAGCGGGAGCTCTACATCCGTCCCACGTGGGTCGCCCGTCAGATCGCGAACTTCCCTGAATTCCGGGACGGCCCTATCGTCAGCCCTGAGCAGGCAGCCAGAAGGCTGAGCAAACTCCCCCGGAATAAGTCGGCTCTCAAGCGAGCCCAGCGCGCGGCGAACCATGAGAGGTTCAGGGCGGAAGCCGCCGAGCGCGCCAGGCAGCGAGAGGCCGCTCAATGACCCGCGCCGTCGCCATCAAGGGCTTCCGCCTCAGCAAGGCTGGCCGGATCGAGCGCGATCAGCGTCGGCTGTCCGTAAGTGAGCGCCTCCGCCAGAAGGGCAGCAAGCGCATCAAGCCTGCGAGGAAGGGGCAAGCGGCATGAAGCCCGATCTCTGCTCGCTCTGCGGCGCTATCCGAAACGTCGTGGGCAGGGTCCACCGATGCCTGCCGCTGCAGATCGCACCCACCGCATCCCCCAAAGCCGATGTGGCTAACGAACTGGCTAACGACGCAAACGATCGACTGGCTAACAACACACCCGGTCGCAACAGAGCCAGCACTACCTACCGCTTCCGCAACCCCGACAAGCGCCGCCTCTACATGCGCGATCTCATGCGCCAGCGCCGTGCCGAAGGAAAAGCGGCATGAGCCTCCAGGCTATCCCCGCAGACATCATGAGCCCAAAGCCTCGCCGGAAGAACTCCAAGGCCAAGAACGGCAAGGGCGGCCCTAAGCCGCTATTGCCAACACCAAAGCTCTACGCACGCCCACGCACCAGCAAGAAGCCCACCCTCTACTCAGACGAAATCATGGACGAAATCCTGCGGCGCGTCGCCCACGGTGAAACTCTGACCCAGGCTTGCAACACCAATCCAGGCTTCCCGGCACCATCAACAGTCATCGATTGGATACATCAGGACCGCCATAACCTTGCCGAACGATACGCGCGCGCACGCGACAGCCAGATTGCCCGGTGGGCGGATGACATCATCGACACGTCCGCCAAGGCGACGCCGGAGACGGCGAACGCGTTGCGGCTGGTGGTGGACAGCAAGAAGTGGCTGATCGCTCGACTGCGGCCCGCGCAGTACGGCGACAAGGTCGATGTCACCTCCGCCGGCAGGCCTCTCATCTCCGCGTCCGACCTCGACATCGCCAAAGCCCTGGCCCATGCGCTGACGCCTGCTCTGCCGGCGCCCGAGCCGATCGAGGTGGAGGCAGTTGAGGTGAAGCCGGGGGGTGACGCGTGATGCACACGCAATCCACCGACTTCTCACTTTTTACAATTGGTACATTTTGTAAAACGTGCTATGTGCTGACGCCAGGAAACACGGGCATCGGCGAGGCACGAAATGACGACGACCAAACGGCGAAGTGTAAAGGGTGGGGCGGGAGAGGCGGTCGACGCCCACGAACGGGGCAAGGGCTACCTGTCTCCCGGCGAGGTCGAGAAGCTCCTCAAGGCGGCCAAGGACGGGCGCCACGGCGACCGGGACCACGCCTTGCTACTGCTGATGTACCGGCACGGGTTGCGCGTCAGCGAGGCGATCAACATCAAGCTGTCGCACGTGAACCTCGACATCCCGCACATTTGGGTGCAGCGGCTCAAGGGCTCGCTCTCGACCGAGCAGCGCATCCAGGGCGACGACCTGCGGGTGCTCCGGCGCTACCTGCGCACCAGGACCGACGAGCTGGAGTGGCTGTTCATCTCCGAGCAGAAGACGAAGCTTACGCGCCAGGCCGTGAACTACATCATCAGGCAGGCCGGCGAGCGGGCCGGGCTCGACCGGGTAAATCCACACATGCTGCGGCACAGCTGCGGCTACGCCCTGGCCAACATGGGCAAGGACACGCGGTTGATCCAGGACTACCTCGGCCACCGCGATCCTCGGCACACCGTGCGCTACACGCAGACATCCGCCAAGCGATTCGCCTCGATCTGGGACAAGAAGCCGGGCGGTCCGCAGACCTGACGCGCACCACCTGGGAGGCTCGTCCATGAGCCTCCCAATCAAGGTTGAGGGCATAGAGGAGGGTGACACCCGCCCCGGCGACGAGTTCCGCTTCACCTCCTCGCCGACCGCGTGGGCCTCGTCTACGTTCACGGCCATCGTCCCGGATGGGGCAATCGTCACGCGCCGCTTCAGCCACCTGCAGGGGCTGCCTCCCGAGACACCAGTCGTTGCCCATTGGCATGGCGAATGGCGCACTGACGCCTTCCTGTCCTCCGTTGCCCAGCTCACGACGAAGGCGGAGGCATGGGCGCAGGAGAAGGCACTGAGCAAGGCACGCACGTTGTTGCATGCCGGTACCAGCATCAAGGACACGGCGAAGAAGACGAAACTCGACGTTGGGGTGGTGCGCAAACTTGCCAAGGAGATGCGGTTGTGAGCCTCCCAGCCGACCTTCACCGCCTCATCATCGCGCTTGCCGAGGCTGCCGGCGTCGAGCTCGACTGGATGCGCAATAGGCTCCGCGGCATGGGGCTCGACGAACTGGCGGCCTTGGTCGCCAAGCTGCCGCCCAACATCAGGGCCGGGTTGGCGAACTTGCCGAGCCTGGCCGCGCTTCTCGGCCCCGACCGATGGACGCCGTCGCCCGGACCGCAATCCCTGGCTTACGAGAGCGAGGCGGCCGTTCTGGGCTACGGCGGCGAGCCTGGCGGGGGTAAGAGCCAGCTTCTCCTCGGCCTCGCGTTCACGCGGCACAAGCGCAGCTTCATCATGCGTCGGCAGTACGCCGATCTCTCCGCCCTGATCGAGGATGCGATCAAGATCCACGGGTCGCGGGAAGGGTTCAACGCCTCGCCACCTCCGCGCCTGCGGCTTTCCGAGGACCGCGTGGTCCATTTCCGCGCCGCGCACCTGATCGGTGATGAGCAGGGCACGATGGGCCAGGCTCGCGACCTACTGGCGATCGACGAGGCGACGCAGTTCGCGGAGAGCCAGGTCCGTTTCCTCATGGGCTGGGTGCGCAGCGAGGACCCAACTCAGCGTTGCCGCACCGTTTTGGCAACGAACCCACCTCTGTCCGCCGAGGGTCTGTGGTTCGTGAAGATGTTCGCGCCGTGGCTCGATCCTGGCTTCCGTGACAAGGCTGCCCCTGGCGAGTTGCGCTGGGTCGTCACCGACGCGGAGGGTCGAGACGAGTGGGTCAGCGGTCCTGGCGACGTTCGCGTCGTGAACGGGCAGATGTTGAAGCCGACAAGCCGGACCTTCATCCCTGCCAAGCTCTCCGACAACCCTTATCTGGTTCGGACCGGCTACCAATCGACGGTCGATGCGCTGCCCGAGCCCTTCCGCTCTCTGCTCCTGGGCGGCTTCCGGACACAGTTCCGGGACGACGAGAACCAGGTGATCCCGACGGCTTGGATCAAGGCAGCGATGGCCAAGTGGAAGCCGGACGGCTGGCGCGAGTACGACATGACCGCCATGGCGCTCGATCCGGCCGGCGGTGGGAAGGACGCGGCAGTGCTGTGCTGGCGGCATGGCGGTTGGTACGCGCCGCTTGTGACCCTGAAGGGCGAGTTGACCCGCGACGGTTCGACGATGGCGGGTCAGGTTGTGACGCGCCGTCGGGCGAATGCGCCGGTCGTTGTTGACATGGGTGGCGGCTACGGCGGCGACGTGACGGCCCGGCTGAAGGAGAACGGCATCTCCCACACGGCATTCAACGGGGCGGCCAAGCCGGTGAGCCCGAAGCGGAAGGACGGCATCGGCTTTGTGAACGCGAGGGCTGAGGCGTGGTGGAAGTTTCGGGAAGAGCTCAACCCTGATCGCGAGGGCGGGGCGACGATTGTCCTGCCTGACGATCCGGAACTGCTGGCGGATTTGGCTGCGCCGCGGTTCGAGGTGAAGACGAACGGCATCCAGGTGGAGTCGAAGGACGAGATCCGGAAGCGGCTGGGTCGGAGCCCGGACAAAGGAGACTCCGTCGTCATGTGCCTTGCGCCAGGCAACGTCGCGGTGAAGCGGCAACTCAACGAGCGGCGTCGTGGTGAGCGGCCGGCGTTCGCAAACGTCGGCTACGCTTCGACCAAAGAGCGGGCGCGGCGCCAGGGAGGGGAGATCGATGGCCGACGCTGACAAGACTGCGGAGCCGGTCTCACCTGCTGACGAGCCGCGTCGTGCGCGACAGGCCCAGATCGATGCCGAGCAGGCGCATGGTGAGCAGTTGCTGGCGCGCTACGGCCGTGAGCAGCCTCGACGGGCATTTGCGTCGGTTGGGCATGCCAACACGAAACGGAAGCGTCGATGAGTGCCTCCACACAGATTGCCGGGGCCGGGCCTGATCGATTGGCCAAGCTTGTTCACACCCGTTCGAGCGAGGCCGCGTTCTGCGATCGCCTCGGCCTCGGCAACCCCAACCATCAACGCGTGGCGTAGTATAACGGAGAACACAACAAATGATCTCGCAGCGCGCAGCAGGGCCGATCTTCCTGGCCCCGCTGTCCACATCGGTACTCTCCACTTCGAACGGCTGGGACGTTCTCCAGATCACCGCTTCGTCAAGCAGCAGGTTCGAGCTTCTTGGCATCGACCTGTCGCTCGCCTCCACCCAGTTCGCGTCCGGGTCCGCCATTGCGTTGCAGCTCCTTCGTGGCTCGACAGCGGCGAGCACTGGCGCCGCCATCACGCCGCGGAATGTCAAGGGATGGCCGAACACACCCACCCCGAACCTGACCGTTGCCGGACCCTCCAGCGGCCTGACGAGCACAGCGTCCGCTGTCCTGCTGTGGAGCGGTGCGTTCGACTCGATGGGCCGCCTGTCCTACAGGCCCCGCGACCGTGAAGAGCGCGTCGTCATCACGGTGAGTCAGGCGCTCAATTTCCGCGTTGGGGTGCCGCAGATCCCAGTCACCATCACGGGCAGCGTGTTGCTGTCTGAAACCGGCAAAGGTCTGCCGAGCTGAGCCATGGAGCCCCA